TCCGCAAGACATAATTTATGTTTTCTACTTTGTTTGTGTGTTTGTGTCAAAAGTTATTTCACACATTTCATAATAAACATCTTCAATCAGTGTTCCCATTTCTTCTATAGCGTCTTCTTCCAAATCTGGAAACCTAGCGTGAAGTAATTCGTGGGATAATACATTGATAAAGCTTCTGCCTGACTTGGGATTGATAAAAATTGTTCGTGTTTCGTAATCGCAAATTCCATCGTTATCAACTCCATCAGTTTTTCCTGCGTGACCGAATTGTATTTTCCAAGTTTTTTCGTTTATTTTCTTTTTGATTATCTTCTTTTTCATGGAACTTGTAGTGTGGAATCATCCTCCCTCCATTTTTTTTAACAAGGAACTTTCTTTCAGTTACGCATCCAATCTTTTTCCCTTTTTTAATTTTTTCTTGGACTGATGACCTGCCTGAGTTCCAAAGTGACATTAAATCATCTGTGCAATACCAACCATTAGGAACAGGCTCGTATCGTTTATTGAGACTATCTTGTATGACTTTTAAAAAATCGTTTGGTGTCATGGAAGTCTCCATTGCTGCCCTTGTTCTCGACTTGTAATGTGGATGCTTGATTGGTTTAATTTTTCGCAATACTCACCCCAAAGAAATCCTTGCTGCCAAGCAAGCGTAGCCCTTCTTCCCTTGGCATAATCCATAGAAGCTCGTTTTGTGAGTGAACCAATATTGTATCCAGTTCCTCCAAGTAAATTTCGTCCAGATTGCATGGAGATTTTATGCGTGTGGCCGAAGATAACCTTCCTTCTTGTGCTATTGCAGAATGCCTCTGCGGTGTCTCTTGCTGCCATCTCGTTGAAAAGAACACCATGCTGGAATCCTATGTCTGCAAGATCAAACATCTGAAATACACCATCCCAAGGCAGCAATGGTGCGCGTAGCTTCTTGCAACACTCTTCAATAGCTTCAACAATTTTGTGCGCTGCATGAGCAACAACCGCATTGTTGCTGTGTCGCAATCTCCATGCTCGGTCTTCATGATTCCCACAAAGGACAACATTTGCTTTAAGCATTTTTAAATGCATTAGACCTGTATCAATGTCTGGAATTAATGGTTCTGCTTCACTTGCTCCTTTAGCGCCAGACATCAGCGCAGTTAAGTCAACAAAGTCTCCAAGATGAATTGTAGTATGCGGCTTAAAGTTAGTTTTGAACCGCAATACAGCATCCAACGCTTCTTTGTCGCAGTATTTTGCATGACTGCATGAAACTGCCAACACTTTTTTCCAACTGTGTGCAATATTAGCCATATTTATTTATATCGATGCGATACTTGGATGAATGCGAATCAAATCTTTTACAAGTGTTTTTTTTCTAATTTTTTTCCATACACCATCTCCGCTTATTGAATCTCTGTCACCTTGGCCATTGGTGTTTCCTTCCAAAGTAACAATTTCACTGCCTGTATCCTCAATAACAAATCCGACATGAGAGAAATCAAATGTTACGATGTCACCAAGTTGCGCCTTATGCGTTTCATTATATACCTTAGTCGTGTTTGGACGTTGTAATGACCAAGATTTTAAACCATATGCAAGTGCTGTTTTTGGTCGCCATTCTTCTGGACTTCTGCGTTGAAGATTTAACCAAATTACAACTTGTGGAATAGATACCCATTCACGAATGCACCAGTCAACGTATGCGGCGCACCACGGCCAAGCACCGGGGTCTAATTCTGTTGCAGATTGATATTCGCGGATGCGTGATCCACGATTATTTCCACCTTCTTCCCTCACGCCAACTTCAGCAGAAGCAATGGCGATAAGTTTGTGAAGCATGATTATTTTTTCTCTTTGCGAAATACGTTGATTGCGCCAACAATTGCCATGCCAGCAGCAGCAATAGCGTTTGCTTGGTCTGGAACAAGCGTAATTCCAGTGGCAGATGCAACGAATACAAGTCCGCGCCATGTTGAATTTTCTGCAAGTCGATCAAGGATGTAGTTTACGATTTTCATTTATCTTTATATAGTTTAGGTTGTGGAATGATTGGGTTGAACCAATCTATTTCTTGTTCTGGTGGGAGATATTTTACATTTACTGAAATTTTAACTTGCCCGTATTTTCCAATATTATTTCCAACTGGAGGAATTGGCACAGAAACGCAACTTGTGAGAGCAAGACATACAAGCAACATTATTATATTTTTATATATCATCAAGACTTATTTTTTATTCCAATTACGAGAAAGAACAATGAGTGAACCAACACCAACTGCAATACCAACAATAAGCGATGCAATACGCAACCATGCTTCTACTTCTGGCAAAAATGAAATTCCAACTGATGTTGCCGTTGCAATAACACCTGTTATTCCTGCGTTAAAAGAATGTGTATCCATTGTTAAAAATAAGTTGTGATAATTGCAAGTCCCGATCCTCCAACTCCACCGGGGCCAGATGTCGTTCCCGCTTCAGTTGCTCCTCCGCCCCCTCCACCTCCTGCGGGGAATCCACCTGCCCCACCAGCGCCGCCATCGCCGAAGCCAAGAACAGTTTGCCCTGCGCCGCCACCACCTCCACCAGAACCAACTGCAAACAACCCCGCAGATGCGGATGTATTATTTGTGCCTGCTGCGCCTGAGCCATTAGCTATTCCACCTGATCCTCCAGTAAAATTCAATACATTTGACCTTCCTCCAGACCCGCCAAATCCAACTGTCCCTAAAGTAGATATTGATCCTCCTCCACCACCTCCAGCGCCTCCATATTCAGTTACAATAGTTGCTGATGTTGGCGATCCGCCATTTGCTGTTCCAGTAATAAGCGCCGACCCGCCATTGTGTGCATTTAAAATACCCACTCCTGCCGCACTTGCTCCAGCTACTCCACCAGCCCCACCAGTCCCACCAAGACAAATTAAAGAATTAAATGTTGTATTTCCTCCAGCCCCGCCGCTCCCTCCAGATTGTTGTGTTCCAGTTGACGCAGACCCAGAAGTTCCACCTGCGCCAATTGTAACAGTTTCCGTTGTTCCTAAAACAGATGCTGGAACAGTTGTGTTTAAATAACTTCCTCCGCCACCTCCTCCGCCACCGCTTTTTGTAGTAGCAGATGTGTTATCTTTTCGTCCACCACCACCTCCTCCTCCACCGCCAAAAAGCTGAATGTTTACAGATTTGGCATTTACTGGCTTATTCCATGTGAATGATCCAGCAGTTGCAAAAATTTGCACGTCTGTAGTTGCCATGCCACCAGTAGCGCCTGTTGCGCCAATTCCAGTTGCACCTGTGCTACCTGTAGCTCCATTAATGCCAATAACTCCAGTAGCTCCCGTTGATCCTTGCCCTCCAATAATTCCAGTAGCTCCAGTTGAACCAGTAGTTCCAGTAGAACCTTGTGTTCCTGTTCCAGTAGCTCCAGTTGAACCTTGAATTCCTATTCCAGTAGCACCAGCAACTCCAGTAGCCCCAGTTGCTCCTGTAGGCCCACCACTTGGCCCTGTTGCTCCAGTTAATCCAGTAGCCCCACCTATGCCTTGTAATCCTACTCCAGTAGCTCCCATCTGACCGGTTGCTCCAGTAGAGCCTTGTCCGCCAACGCCAGTTGCTCCAATAGGCCCAGTTGCCCCGCTTGCGCCGATGCCAGTAGCACCAGTTGCACCTGTTGCACCAACATAATTCCAATTACAATCGTTTTGTTGACCCGGCAATTGATAAGGATTGCAAGGAGCGCATGACTGAGGCCCAGTTGTCCAGATTACCTTTTGAGTCATTGATTAATTAATTGGTTTCCAATGCACTTCTACCTTATCAGGGAACCACTCAAGGTAGCTTTCCCATTCCGTTTCTGGGCCGGGAGGTTCTGCTTTAATTAATTCTACAAGCGTTGGATCAATCCAATCTTCTGGCACAGGATAAGGTCGAATCGTGTCAATGCGCGGATTACCTTCATCATCCAGCACAACACTGGAAAGATACTTGTCTCCGTTTGGAAATATGAGTCCGTATGTTTTAAGCATAGTATTAGTTTCTTTTTACTTCCACTGCATCAATGGACGCAACCCAACGCCAATTTTGTGACGCAACGCCAGTTACCAAGATGCGAAGTGTGTCATCTCCGTTATTTGCAGAAAGCGCAATTGTAGTTCCAGCGGCATTATCTGTTCCGATAGTTATTGGAGCATATATTTCGCTTGATGTTCCAGTAACATTTTTCACAGCATATTGCCGTTCGTATGTAGCTACGGCAGAACCATCGTCCCTAATTCCTACAATTTTAATATTGCAGAAAAATGCCTTGTCTAACGGGATGCTCAAATATGTTGTGCTTCCATTTAGTGCCATTTCAACTCCAGTATTGGTAGTAGTCGCGCAACGAAGCACGAAACGGGCGCGTTGGGCATCGCCAGTTGCTGTTCCGCTAAAAGTTCCACCGCAATGCGAAAACATTCCATGTCTGTTTGAAACTCCAAAATTTCCAAAAGCAGATGAATAAGTAGCACTTGATGTAACAGATTCTCCAAAGGCTTGCGAGT